ATCTCTTTGCGTCCGGAGCCGTGACAATTTTTTTCATCAATGTAGAATTTATCGCCTTTGGCATGTTCTCCCATAAGAGATGCTGTTGGACGCAGTTCTTCTGCTCATCTGTACCAAAAACGCACTCGTAAGGAATATTAAAAAGTTGTATACAGATTCGCTTTAGCTCATCAGCAAAGCTGTATAGCTTCACGTAGGGCCACATACTGTGCTCCGCATATTCCATAAACGAATGGTCTTTCCTGCAAATGTCAAACATCCCCCAGCCTTGGCGACCCGAAGAATCCTCAGTCAATATATTAAGTTCGCCAGAACCTCCAATATTCCAGTCTTCGATTAAGCCACGTTCCTTTAGGACAACGCCATGCAAGATGTTTGCGGTGGTGTTTTTTCCTGCCTGTTTCCTTCCAGCAATTCCAATAATCATTTAAAAATATCCTCTAAGGTTGTTGAGTATCTTTTCTTGAACGGACTCTTTTGTCATGTTTCCCAAATCCTTCGTGCTCATCTTGGGGAAGATTAGCGTGAATAGTCTACTCATATCTCTCTTGATTTTAATCTTCGACTCTCTTCCGGCTTGATCATTGTCTGTCAACACAATCAGTGTGGTGACCCCCGTTTTTAACAATAAACTTCTCTGTTCTCCGGATATATCCTTTCCAAACAGACCAACCGCATTTCTTACTCCACATTCCCACAACTTCCAGACATCCCCTTGTCCTTCAACTAAAAAAAGCGCCTTAGTGTCTTGAGTATTCTGGATTGCATTATCATAATTATAAAGGTAGTCGGTTTTTTTGATGCCATTTGAAAATAGATACTTTGGTTGCAGCCAATCTCTTGTGGATCTGGCTATATATCCAACCTGATGGCCGCAGAAGTTAATAGGTATTATTGACCTAAACCTCATTGGAGATGTCCTGTCTGCACAATCCTTGACCCCAAAAAAACTTAATGTCTTGATGTCAAAACCTCTGCTCTCAAAATACGGTGATCCATTCAAGGTTTCTACTGCACAAAAAGGCGACTGTATGTTTGTAACATCTTTTTTGGAGGAAATAGTCTTTACCAGATCTCCAAAAACATCTTCTCGTTTCTCTTTTACCTTCTCATCTGTCTTCGCCCCGTCAACATTGTATATCTTACATATATAGCTGAGAGCTTCTGAGAACGAATCTGTCTGAAGAACCCCCTTAACGAAGCCGAATATATCCGTATTGTAATGCTCATGGCACCCCCTAGTCCAGCAACGCCAAGCCTGCCTAGACATGGAGATTGATAGCCCTTGAGGGTTATCGCTCCCTTCGTGTATAGGACACCTCATAAATATATTATCCGCGACCTGCTCATATTCCAAACCGAAACTGTCTAAAAGCACGTCAATGTCATCAAAAATTATTTCCCTAACCTTGTTTAAGTCTAATGTTTTACGTCTGGCTTTTTGTGAACTCATACCATAAAAATCCTGAATTAGCTGCTGCATAAGAAAACCACACTAGCGCATGTGGGAAGTCTTTTTGTCTAACGTTGTCTACACCACAAGCTAAGTAGCATAATGTAGAGATACCTATTGCCCAAGTTGCCAATGTCACTCCTCCTTTTTCTTTGGCGGCATGTATCCGAAGATATGACCGCAAGTAAAACCTACAGAAAACGCTATAAAAGGAGCTTCTAGCGCAGAGTCTTGCATAAACCTACTTATGGTTAGCGGCATACCGCCAACGGTAACGGCAAGGAGATCATATATACCCAATGCTATGACTGCTCCTGTAACTATTTTTGCTGTTAGTGACATTATTCATCCTCCAAATCAAAAGCTACGTCAGATCCCTCTATTACATCCCCATCTGGCGATGACCTGACCTCATCTCTAGTTCTTAGTTCTAAAAGTTGGGCGTGCTCACCAATCATATTCATATTTATGTAATTGCCGTCCATAAGCCCTGCTCCATGTCGAGCTTTTAGAGTTACGATTTTTCTATTTCCTGCATTCGGCCCGTCTTCCGCAAGCTCCTCTGCTGATTTTAATTTGAATATTGAGAATGATGTACAGAGCCATATGAGTCTGTCCGAGCCGCTCACAGCATCTGTAGATTCTTTTGTTATCCCGTCTCTGTTTAGCTGAACAAACGACAAGCATGGAAAATCGTACTTTACAGCAAGGTTGTGTAGGTTTGTAATTTGAAAACCCAACGCTTGGTACTCTTGAATATTGTTCGTAATTCCGGAGGAGGACATAAGCTTAAGGTAGTCATATACAACGAGGCAGTCATTGGTGTTACCATTTTCATCCTGACCGACTTCACGCAAGATCCATCGCTTAATAGTGTTTAGGATAGTCTCAAATGGAGCACCGGCAACGCTAACATAGGTATACGGAATGTCTCTAATTTCTTCCATAGCATTCCGAACAGCAATAAGTTTTTCGTCGTGTTCGGCAAATTTACCGGTGGATATTTCTCCAATAGGAACGCCACTGATATTAGATAGGATTCTGTTTAGGTGATCCTCTTTGCTCATTTCAGTGTCAAGCATTAGAACAGGAATACCCTGCCTAGCATTATGAAGAGCTACGTTATCCGCAAACACCGACTTGCCAACTCCGGGGCGAGCAGACACAAGGTCAACACACTTACGACGTAGGCCGCCACCAACAACAGCGTCAAACCGGGGGAAGCCACTTGATAGTCCGATTTGATCGCACTTGTTCTCCACTAGGAAATCGACGTATTCGTCTATGTTATCGCCTAGCATCTCAGGTTTCTGGCCCGTCTCATCATCCCTGAGAAAGTCCATGAGTGGTGATTCAACGAGACTGATAATATCATCAATGCTCTCGTCGCCAACTATAGAGTCGATGTCGCCGTGTATCTTTTTAGCAATACGCCTTGCGTTGCGTGCAAACTCAAACTTTTTGACTTGCGCTGCAAAATGTATAACGTTCTGCTTCTTAACGGGATAGTCCATCAAGTTCTTGATGTAGTCAAGCTCTTGCTTAGTCTGAACAGTCTCGGAAAGATTTAACTGCTCTGCAGCCGAGAGGATAGACGGGATGTCTACTGCGGCATCGCTTTCTAAAATCTTTTCGATGCACTTGTAGATGACTTGATTGTTACGATTGGCAAAACTGCCGTGCGTAATGAAGTCATTTATTTCAACATAAGATTCTAGTCCGTAGGCGAACAGTCCAGCTAAGACCGCTCGCTCTGCACCAGTGTCACAAAGCTGCGAGTCCATATTATCTTCCTGTGCATTTATTGCATCTAATATATTCGCCGTGAACTAGCGAAGCGTTAATACTAAAAGTCTTGCCGCACACATGGCATTCTATAGTTTTTTTCTTAGCCTTACCTCTGCTTCTAGAGGTTCTACCCATTTTCTCAAATTTGATTGGGTCAAAATCGGGATCTCTGTCTTCGCCCTCATCTACCCATTGATTATTTCTGGCTTTCACCGCACTTTTCCTTTTCTCTAAAAAATCTTGACTTCTGGTTACAGAAAAGTCTTCCTTGACCTCCGACTCTTGCGAAGCTTCCTCGCCTTGAGGTGGAACCTCATCGCTCTTCACATTGCTGTTTAATAGACCCTGAACTAGTTCATTTTTCTGTTCTGGCGTCAGTGACTCCAATAACTTTTTGACAACATCGTCACTCATCTTCTTTTTCCCTTTTCAATTAGGATATCTGCCTTCCGGCGTACGTTGTATTCTCTATTCTTAATATTTTCAAGCCTACCTTCTGCTGTCATCTTCCATTCGTTGATTCTTCCAGCAAGTTCGTCGTTCCTTAAAATCGTGGCGACTTTAACGTCGTGTTTTGCATATTGATCCCATACACCATTGTTGATTTCTGACGATATAATGCTCTGTAGGGAGGAGTTGCACCAGCGTATGACGTTCTCTGCATGTGCTCTCTCACTACCGACATGGTCTGCAAATTGGTAGAGCTGATATGCAAAATTAAAACAGTCATCTTGCGTCAGTTTTTCTAAATCATCTAAGCTCAACGTCTCAGCTAATGCGAATTCGGGATTAAATTTAGTCGGAACTACGTTCTTCGCAGTTATGTACGACTCAATCCCATCTAAAAACCGCTTTAGTCTATCCTCTGCGTTCAATTTTATCTCTCCAATACTCTATTGAGTCATCCCATCTAAGTTCCACTAAGTCTATACCATTCACCCTACACCACTCCTTTTTGTCTAGGTCTCTTTTTTTAGCCATAGCAAAACCCGCTTTACTTTTATGGAAGTAGGGTACATATTTAAAGTGTTGTTGACCATGCACCTCTACTGCCATTATAGCATTGGGAATATAGAAGTCAAGGTATAAGACTGATTTTTTTGAAGGTTTTACAGATCCCGGAAGTTTAACTTCTTCGTAGACGCTGTACCCTGAAAACATTTCCGAGAGTAACCCTCTTGCAATTTTGTGGTAGAAAGAACACTTAGCCCTTTGCTTAGAATATTTCTTTAGGTCAAGTGTGTACTCTCTACCATTTAACCCCTTAACCTTCATAACAGAATTTCTTTTATCTCATCATATAAGAAGTCCATAAGTTCGGGGTTGTCGTTAAGGAAGTTAACGACCTTCTCCATCCCCTGAAACTTAAAAGCTTTTTCAATACTCTCGTCTGTAAGGTCTACATCATGGTCTATAAGCCAACTTTTAATAATTGGGTTGTCTTTATTTTCAACAAACGTGGTAAAGGTATACCAAGCCCCTCTAGCCGAAATCATAGCAAAGTCTGTTCCTATTTGAGCAAGCTCCTGAGCCTCGTCAATACCTATACCGTACCTTATCCAGCTAGCTGCCTTGGTCATCGGTGTCCCACCCGCAGCCGAGGTTTTAATGGTCCAGTTGGCGACTTGTCCAACATGATTTCCAGACTCCTTCGGTACTTCCCACTTTCCACGATGCGTTATGACCATATTTGTGCCAGCTTGAAACTGTAGCATATTTCCACAGTCAGCCATCTTACTTGGGGAGAACCTTGACCCACCTGTGTTGGCTATATTATGAGTGATGAAAACTGCAATGGCTTTCATCCTTGCTACGTCTCCGCTAATTCTCTTGAAGAACATTGAGAGCAGGCGGGGCAGTGCATTACGAACCCCCGTACGTATCTCCCCATCAATCTCATCTTGAGGCACCATGTTGGAGGTAGAATCTACAATGACGAATAAATCTGGCTCTTCTTTAATCAATCTTTCTAGCACATTGAGATATGTTTCGGCGGAAACTATGGGTGTATCATCAGTCGCCTGAACAATCTGTATCGCATCAATATCTAGACCTTTAATGCCACGAAAGTTTTCTTTAGTTAATCTACCTTCGGTGTTCAGATAATAGACCTTCTTACCCTTAGCTTGAGCCTTTGCCGCAGCATATAACGCTGTTGTTGTCTTTCCTGTCTTAGGATCGCCAGTCATGACAACACACTGGCCCTCACGAAGACCGCCACCAAGCGCTAGATCGAGAACTGGGCTAACACTTACTGTGTCATAATTCTCCAGAGATTCCAGCACCTTTGTGCCTGATTCAATTATATTGCCATATTTTTTAGAAAGCCCCGCAATAATAGGGTCTTTGTGTTCAACTTTAGATGTCTTCTTCTTGGCCATTTTCTATCTTTCTGAGTTTGTCCAGTATGTTTCCACCACCGTAGCTACCCCTTCTTTTCTTGGGGTTTTTCTTAAAATCAATTTCTTGCTTAGGTCTCGCCTTCTGTTCATTTAACAATGATTCATACTTCTTTAAAACACCAATAACTTTTGGGTGATTGAGGGAAAAAATGCCTCTGAACTCTGCCGAATTTACAGCCTTGACCAACGCCTCCTCGGAAAACTTCTTGAGTAGTTTGTTGGCGGCGAACACCTGTCTTTTAAAAGTCCAGTTCCAAGGTTTTTTATTCCAAAACTTATAGGGGAGAGATCCTTCGTTTTTATTCTCCGCATTCTTTCTGCACATTATTTCGGCCACATACGCAGAACAGGTGCAGTAATCTCCAGTGGATTCATGTTTATACTTACTATTATTAGTTCTTTTTCTTTTGTTCATCGTATATAAAAGCCTGCTCAAAACATTCCTCTAGGTTGTCCTCAAGTTCCTTATCAACGACAAGCTCTGGAATCAGCCACATTTTTTTGTATACAATTCCATCCTTGAGTATCCCCGTAGTGTAGTAATTTTTGGTCTTCTGACCTATCTGGCCCATTGCTGCTCTTATTAAGTACACAGCTTCTGCGCCTTCAATATCTATGTCTACCACATGCGACCTCACGGAAAGTTTAAGCTCTTGTATGAAGACATTATCTTTCTTGCAGATATCTTTGATCTCCATCCAACCTTTGAACTCGTCGTGATAGAATTGTCTGCCATCTGTTAGTTTGCACCTTATCCATACGGCATCTTTGTTTGTCCTATATTTGGCAAGCCACTCTTGATTAGTCATCTTTTCTCACGCTCGTTATACAGTTCTTCGTTTTAGTTGACATTGACATCTTCTTCTTTAGTTCATCCGCAATTTCGGAGGCGGCCTTAGTCATTACTGTAGAACCCTTATCGTTTCTACCAAAAGCATCAAAGGAGCGTGATGCACGCATTGGTTCGTGTTCACAGTCCGCATCTATAAACTTTTGAACTGTACCTTCGGCTCTATCTAATTCGTCCGCAATTTCAGGAACGCTCTTCTTCATCCAGCAGGAACGTATAAAGTCTTTGTCTATATTGCTTAGTGGTCCTTTTTTAGTCATTTGTCAAACCCCTTCTGGCTCTTGTCATATAAATAGTATTTTTAGTTTTCAGGTACATCATATAGAAGTCAAACGTAGCTTTGGAAACCTGTTGTAGCTTGCTTTCCACATACTGTTCACGTTTTGCGTAGGTGCCCATAGGGTCGAACGGAACACTCTGATGTACTCTTATATAATAGTGCTCTCTACTGTTTTTTGCAACTACTTTTCCGTAAACTTTTTCTTTTGCCGACTCCAAATTTTGTCCAGACTTGTTGAACGCAAGTTCGGTTTGTTTCTGGGTAGTTATTTCATCTGGAGATTGCACAAAATTGGTCTCTTCTTTATCTGTCATCTATTTCTTCCCCTCCATAATATATTTCTGTTTTTGTTTATTTGTCATTTTGCTAATTTCTTTATTAGAGGCCTCTCCATGATAAAAAGGCTTCTCTGCTTTCGGTTGGTTCTCGGATTTCATGGCTTCCATCTCATTTATTTTGCTTTTATTTACTGAGGCATTTTTGTCAGCAAGGCTACCAATCGTATTAGAACCCTTAACAAACGCATGTACACCACCGCTTATGACCCTGTAAAGACTCATCTGCTTACATTTTGGGCAAAACGAAAGTGGTTCGTCGTTGAACGACTGTTTTACATCTATTAATTTGTGTGGGCATTTCTCACACCCATAATCATATAGTGGCATTTAATTCTCCAATGCTGTTAGAACCCTACCTATTATGTCATTTCTTTGTATGTCTTCGTGTGTAAGTTCACAGATACCTATACCCTCGATACCAGATAGCTTTGATATACAAAAGTCTAATCCGCTTCGTCCACGTAGGTCATCCTGTTTAATGTCTCCGTTTATCAAGACCTTGCTATTCTTACCCATGCGAGTTATAAACATCTTTATCTGGTCAACTGTGCAGTTCTGGGCTTCGTCTAATATCATGTATGAGTTATGAAAAGTAGATCCCCTCATTATTTCTAACGGCTTATAGTGAATTTGTCCCTCGTTATCATAATGCCCGTAAAAGCCTTGACCGAGGAAGAATTTTAGGTTCTCCTTCATCGGTAATAGGTATGGTGCTATTTTTTCTCCGAGTTCGCCGGGGAGTGAGCCGATCTCCTTACCCGTACATACGAGAGGTCTAGTGACTATTATTTGCTCTATATCGCCTCTGTGTAAATGTTCTGCAGCTAATCCTGCAGCAACAAACGATTTTCCAGACCCCGAGGGGCCAGAGCAAAAAACTATGTCGTTTTCAATAATTGCCCTTACATACTCTTTTTGATTTTGTGTTTTGGCTTCTAATCGCTGTACCTTTGGCTTGTCGTCTTTTCTGTTTCTTCTGGTTCTCGCCATTTATTTATACCTTATGGATTAAAGATCGGTTTCTTTAACAAAAATTCCGTCGATCATCCGTCCTTTTCTATGTTTAATGTCGTCCCACGCTTTTTGGAGGCACTCAGCTAGTATGACACCATTCCTTTCTGCTATGTTGAGCATGACTACCAACATATCTCCTATGTCATCCTTGATGTCTTTCCCCTTACAGACGCTGTCAGAGAGTTCTCCCAGCTCCTGAGCCAGTTTTAATACTTGATCTTTGTCTGTACTGCCGTCTATGAGATTTCTATCATAGTGCCATCTGATTACATTATTGATAAGTGTGTAGAGGTCTGATTGTTCTTCCACTGTTATTCCTTCTGGGTAGCTGGAAAACACAACGTCTTGTTTTACGCCGTGTACTGTTTCTACGGTAAAATTGTGTAACTGTTTCATCCTCGCGGTGTGATCGGGATGTCTATTGTCTTTAGTCATAGTTTAATGTCTCCAAAGTCCATGTCTTCCAAATCGTTTTTGCTAGCTCCTATTTTGTAGCTAGTTATTTCGTGTTCTTGAGGTGCGACTTGAACACTCTCGCTATGCATCCAAGCCTGTGTCCATCCAGCGATGGGGTTCTTACCAACATTTTCATATGGCAATCCAATAGACTTTCTTCTGGACATGCATAACCAATCAATGTACTGGTGTAGAACCGTTTCATTTAGGCCGATGATGGAACCGTCCTTGAACAGGTATGAAGCCCACTCTTTTTCTTCCTTTGCCGCATTCTCAAACATCTTTACGGCAGCGTTCTGGCACTGATCTGCAATCTTAACAAAGCCTTCTGACTCTTCCTTGTGTAGAATCTTCAGGATATGCTGTGTGTTCGCTAGGTGCAGAGCCTCGTCTCTCTTGATTAACTTTATAATGTCCGCGTTTCCAGCCATCTTCTTGTTTTCTGCAAAAGCGAAGCTACACACAAAGCTAACATAAAATCTAATCGCTTCTAAAATGTTTATGCTTACAACGGTCATGTAGATCTGCTTTTTAATATCTGATAGTCTATTCTTATCGCAGGCCATTCCCATTAAGTTATTATAGTCAGCAATAGCGCTATCCGCACGCTTCATGATTTCCTTGTCTTCATATATACCGCCAAAAACTTCCGAGCTATCCGCAAAAACATTCTGGATAATATAGCTGTAACTTTGGGAATGTATTTTTTCAAAGAACTGCCAAGTCATTAGGCACGCTTCCAGCTCAGTGTTTGTAACAAATTCTAATAGGGTAGGAACTCCACGACAGATTACGCTGTCTAGCATTGTTTGGTATTTTAGGTTTGATGTAAAAATAAATTTTTCATTATCCGACATCTCCTTGAAGTCGCCACGATCCTTCTTCAGTTCAATCTCTTCCGGTCTCCAGAAGTTCATCATCTGTTTGCTGTCGAGATCCCTAAAGATGGGATACTTAACAACGTCATACCTTTGAACGCCCAAATCTTTCCCTAGGAAAAGCGGCTGATTCATAGGGTCTACATTCTTGGTGTTAAAAATAGTCTTCATTTGTTAGCCTCTTTTATTTTTTGTCTCAATCCGGACGATGAGTAACCGTATCTTTTGCAGTAATGGATTTCTATGTCTAACTCATTGCCGGTGTAATCCATCTTTGTCATATAGTCGTCACCTAAGAACCTAATGTCGTAGTCACCGCTTTTTAGTATGACTAGAAGGTCTTCTTCGGTTTCATAGGGGATTATTTCATCAATAAATATATTTGACCTAAGCCTTAAGTATCTTTGGTAAACCGTTTCTATGGGTTTGTTTTTATTTGGTCTATCTATTGTTGGGTCAGTGTGTAGCCCTACTGTAAGTTTGCCACAGTGCTTTGCACACTCTTTAAGCATTAGCAGGTGTCCAGCATGACAGAGGTCAAATGCTGAACAGACAAAACCCTTTTTCATATTGCACACGCTCCAGATTCGCAATTCATATCCTTCTCTGTGTCGCCATCCCCATCCGGAGTGTTTGCGTAATAAAAGTTCTTGAGGCCGTACTTATAGCCGTATATTTGGTCTCTTATTAAAACACTAAGAGGTATATTGCCATCTTCGTAATGGTTGTAATTATAATACAGGTTTGTACTCATACTCATGTCTACAAACTTCTGAATAACAGCCGCTACATTCATAATAGCCTTGTTGTCGTCTATATCCCAAGCTAAAGTGTAATAATTTTTACGCATATGATAGTTTGGTACAAGCTGCTTCAGTACACCATTCTTAGCTTTCTTGTGTATCAGGAGACTCCTGACAGGCTCAATCCCATTAGTGCTATTCTGTATTACGCTGCTAGATTCACAGGGCATGATAGCAGACAAAGTGGAATGACGAAGCCCGTGCTCTTTAATGCGTTCACGTAGCCCCTCCCAGTCCATATTGTATTTTGGTTTAATTAATTTGTCTACTTCTTTTTTGTACCAGTCAATCGGTAACAGCCCTTTGGCGTATTTTGTGTCCTCAAATTTTTCACATGGCCCCTTTTCTTCAGCCAGCTCACAGCTAGCATTGATTAAATTCCACTGAATTTGTTCCATTGTCTCGTGAACAAGCTCTAATGCTGCTTCATCTTCGTACTTTAATTTATTTTTTGCTAAAAAGCCCGCCAAGTTCGTCACGCCAACACCTAGAGATCTACGATTTTTGGTAAATGTCTCCCCAGCAAGCACTGGATAATCTTGGTAGTCGATAACGGACTCAAGCTCACCTTCTGGGTCGTCGATAGACCGGATCGGTTTTGTCGGGTGAATAATTTCTTGGCACAAATTACTCATATAGCAGGGAATATCCCACGATCCGTGTGCATTAGCTGAGTCAATGTTCATGCTGTAGATGCGACCTGTTTCAAGTCTCTCTCTAGCAAAAATTTCTGCTATCTTGCGTGCAGGTATTTTTTTCTTGAACTTTAAAGACGTAGCCCTCTCGTACTTGAGGTATAGCTCTTCAAATTTAT